TCCAGGGCCTAAGCGATTCTGACATAGCCCGCAAATATTGGCCTCCTGAGCGATTTGATTCTGTCCGCAGGTCAATCTCGAATTTCCACCGAAACCAGCAAGAGATCATCGATCTGCAAAATGCTGAGGTAGCGGCGGCCAAGGCGAGGGTAGTAGCAAGCGGGAAGCGGGAAGCGGATAAGGAAATAGAGCAGCTATTATCCTTACTACTATCGAAATGATTACCTCGGAATAGAGCAGTTCCCGGTAGAATTTGATGACAACGGCGCTCTCATAGGCTATAACCCTAAACAGCAAAAGGATATAGCTGTCTTCGCGGGTCAATGGGCAGCAAACCTTAAAGAGCAGGGATTCATGGAGGCTTAATCATGCCCTCCAAACCCAAAGAATCCAATTTTGTAGCCATCACCGTGAGCATTCGCAAAGATCAGCGCGAATGGCTCAAGAAGCACCCTAGCATCTCACCAGCTGGGCTTCTACAGGAAGCCCTCGATAAACTAATCAAAAAATAATTTTTTTTGGTGATTCGTATTGCTACCTTCGTCTCCAAGTCTCCCCAGGCCACCAAAATCCTGAGCGACTATTATCGCCTGGGCGCTCATGAGGCCGCCAGGAAATGGCATCACCTCTGGCCGGACAAATCTTTGGAGAATATACGCAAGACCATCACCAACACGGCGCGGGGCTTGGGGGAATCGAGGGATGGGCCACCGGCAGAGGTCCGGGAAGCGGTAGCGGCAGAGATTGCGGAAGAGAAGAAAGAGCAATTAGCCACCATCGAGCAGATGATCCATGAGATTTATGATATCTGTAAAAGCAATTCCTTAAGTGTTCATAAAATAGCTAAAGTTTCTAACGATTATAAGGCGTTTGTAGCCAGTTCTCAGGCGCTACTCCCGGCGACTAATGTACTTTCAAGGATGACGCAATCCCAACCACCGGAGAAGACCAAATCGGGGCTGGCTGAGATGCGGGAAACCCTAAAAGCTCAAAGGGGGGAAAGAGTCAGTGGCATGGAAACCGTTCCCCCCGATGAGTAAAGGGTTTGATGTCTGGAACGAGTTCTGCGAGGACTCCGACAGCACTTACTTCTTGCTGCATGGAGCGGTTAGATCATCCAAGACGTTTGCCTCGATATTAGCTTTCTGTGATAAGGTCGAAAATTGCCGACCTGGCCCAATCGGCATGATGGGCAAGACCGAGCGCACTCTTAGGCAGAACGTGCTTGATCCGATGCGGGAACTCATCAACGATGACCGGCTTTTCCATCTGAACCAGGGACAAGGAGAACTTACATTATTTGGTCGAAAGATCTACCTGATCGGTGCTCCAAACATTGCGGCAGTATCAAAAATTCAGGGAAAAGGATTCGTGCTTGTTTATTGCGACGAGGCCGAAACCTACCCCAATGATGTTTGGTCGATGATCGGAACCAGGACGGACGCAAGCGGCGTTCAGATCATTGGCACCATGAACCCAGGCGGTCCTCGATCATGGATGAAAGTCGATTATCTTGACAGACTCCGAGACGTAGATGGCCGGGCATGGCATTTCACTTTAGACGACAATCCTTTCCTAACAGAGAGAGTAAAAAACCGACTAAAGAAGCAATACACCGGCCTATGGTATAAGCGGTTCATTCTAGGATTATGGGTAGCCGCCGAAGGCGCTATCTACGATATGTGGGATGAGGCTAAACATGTCATAACTTCCCCCAAAGACCAAAAATATGATAAGATCGTGGTCGGTGTGGACTATGGCACAAGCAACCCAACCGCGTTTATTATGCTCGGCAAGCGTGAGGGCAAATGGATCGCCTTCAAAGAATATTATTTCGATGGTCGCAAAGGTAGGCAGAAGACCGACATCGAGCTTGCGAACGATCTAGTTAAGTTCATATCCGGCCATAAAGTTAATTACATTGTCGTCGATCCTAGCGCAGCAAGCTTCAAGCTCCAATTAGCACAGATGGGCCTGCCTGTGGCTGATGCCGATAATAGCGTATTGGATGGCATACGTACGGTAGCCAGTGGTCTAAGCTCCGGAGTGCTTCTGGTAGATGAATCCTGCTCCAACCTGATCCAAGAATTCCCCGGTTACTCCTGGGATACCAAAGCACAAGATCGGGGCGAGGATAAGCCCATCAAGTCCGAAGATCATGCGCTAGACGCTTTAAGATACGCTTTCATGGCAGCTATGCATGGGTTCCCATGCTCCGAGTGGATTCCTCCTTCTGAGGGTCCGGTAGGAGCCCCAACATATTCAGGTCTATTCTGAGGTTTATTCATGAATTTTAATACTTACCGCGAAAGGATAGCCAACGCTATCTATCCGCGAGTTAATGCCAAACCCCTAGATCCTGTAGGGTCGGCTTATCCTTATACTACCGAAGCCTACGAATCCAGAATAGATGCTGATAAGTGCTTGCATGTTCTTGAAGTCGGTCAGGTTGACCGAATTCTCTACCAGGTTTTTAAGCTCATCATGAATGGCAGGGACATCAAGATCGTAACTCCCGAAGATGACGATGCCGAAAAACTTCAAGACAAGTCCAACGAAGTCAGAAAGCTCCTATGGCGCTTAGATAAGCATTATAACACCGAGAGCCTGATGGTCAAATGCGGCATAGACTGCATGGGGTTTGGCTCTGGCTTGGCTGAGATGGGTGTCGATGAGGACAAAGATGGCAACCCCAAATTCGGCAAGACCGATTATGGCTTGAATGCGCCTGCTTGGATTAATTATCTCGATGCTTATTCTTTTAAGGACATCGCCAGCGCCTGCAATAATACGCAATCGTTCGTGCCAGGGCGCATCCTGGAGGGTATTGTTTGGGATATCGAGAACAAGCGGATGCAGTACTGGCAGACACCAAGCGAAGGGGCTACTCAGGTCCAGATACCAACCGGGCGAGTTATTCATGTAAAAGATAATAATAGCCGGTATCCTGATGGGCGATCCTATCTGGCGGGCATAGCTCCCACGGTCCAGCAGCTTGAATTTGTCCGAAAGGCTTTCATGCAGACGGTGAACGTCCGGGCAGTCCAGAGATGCATAGTCCAAGTCAAGGAGATGCGGGATGCGAACGGCAGGCTCCTAGATCCGCCATCAGGGGACACGTCTAAGCCTCGATGGTATCAAGCATACAAAGCCGGAGAATCATTTGTCAAGAATTATGGCAACAATAACGTAGGGATGCTTTGGGAGGACCATAATTTAATTTTTCCGAATCAGGGCGGTGTGGGCGAGGTCACGGAACCCGACCAATACCTCAAGATGGAGATCCTTAATCACCTCATCCCACGCGATTTTATAGAACAGAATCAACAGGCCATCAGCACCACCGGGGCTCCTCTCCTGGAGCTTGTTATGATGGTGGTCCACGGCTGGCGGCAGATCATTGCCGCGCCATTTGAGCGGCTTTATACCGACATCCTGCAACAGAATGGTTATCAGGACTGGGCAGTTGAATTCACATTCAAAGATCCCAACCTCGAAAATAAAGTCGAAAAGCAAAAGCTGGCTCTGCAAGCAGCGAGTTTGGGGCTCATGCCAATCACCCGGCTATACAAAGAAATGGGATGGCAGGATCTTACTAAAGAAGAATTGGATGAGCTGAAAGAGAAAGAGGCCAATGCAGGGGGGATGCTATGACAATCATAGGCACTCCGGTAACACCATCCTCATCGGATGATACGGATATCATCGCAGCCATCCAGGCTCTTACCGCCTATTCAGTCCAGACGGCAGCAGAGGATACGGCAGGCACAAATACAACTGCCAACATTCTTTATGATACATCTTCCCGGACTCAAGGCAACTATACCATTTTCAAGGCGATAGCAGAGGCCAAAGTCACCGAAGACCTCCTCCGGGCCGGCAAGACTGCTGCCGATGCCTGGAAGTATCGGGCATATGCTCTCCTGATAGCGGATCAGATGGCCAAGAAAGATCCAGATTGGGCTGCAAAATCTGTCTCATTTGAGGGCTATTCTGTCAGTAGGGGCGGAGATACTAAAACCGGCTACATGTTGGCTTATGATGCCATGCTAGACGCATTGGCTCTGGTCGATAGCAATCCCTTCGATGAT